CTGAGGAACTCCAACTTTCTCGATTATTGCTTTGACGAATCCTGTTGATCTGAAGAGTCCTGACGCGATTTCTGCGAGGGCGTCTCCGGAAAGGAATCGTTCAACAGTTTCAGCAATTTCAACGCTTGACGCTCTTCGTCCTCTATTCTGCTTCTTACGTAACGCTCTATAATTGATTTTATCTTCGTAATCATCTAAAATACTTTTTAAGCGCGTTGTGTTGTATGCTATGTTCAGCATCCCACAAGCTTCCTTCTTGGATATCGGTGTGTCTGAGTTCAGTAGATCCAAAACCTTTTTGATATTGCTTTCGCTTAGGTTCTCGTGATCTTTCTTCTTTACTCGTCTTACCATTAAATATCTCCCTAGTCATTATTTCCATCTTCAAGTTTGCCGCACCAATTACAAGCGGCTCCTGTCTCTATATAGTACAGACAGTCGTGATCTTTCTTACATAAGTGTTTCCAGAACGTATTATCCTCTTTGCCAGGCTCATAAGGTCTTTCAAGAGGATTACCGCTCTCGTATTCTAAATCTGCTTTATCTTTGTTAAAGATACGATCCCAATTAGCAGAATATCTAGCGCTGTTTGTTGGTCGTTGCTTGCTACCCTTGCTCACGAGGATCATCTCCTATCATCATGCGCAGATACCAAATAGCTTTTTCAACATCTTGTGTTTTATTCTGCTTATTCTTACAGCGCCAAATATACTTAAATGCGTTCAGATGACAATACTCCTCAAAGCCTTCTGCTGAGGTAATCTGTTTCATAGCATCAATACATTCTACATCAGCCCGCTTATAGTGTGCGGGACTATTTACTGGATCGTGTACCAGCTTGTCCCGCCTCGGGCTTCTATAGCTCAGACCCTTTCCATCTGGAGTTTCTGTCCATCCATCTGATAGATTGCTCATGTTATTATCCTTCTTTTTCTAAATCCCAAATACAAATATTAGAATTGCTCTTCTTCGGTGGAACCTGAAAGAGCTGCTGTATTTTTTGCCCCCAACATTTGAGTAATTTTGTCAAAATAACTTACTCCTACTTCTCGTTGGTGTTTAACGCCTGTATATCCTGCAGACGCCGCGTTAGTTTCTAGTAGTTGTAGGTTCGCATAAGCATTCATGCCTTCTGCCATATACTGCCTAGCGAAATCAAATACTGCGTAGTTTGTAGAGTGGAAGCCCGCCAAAGTAATAAACTGGAACTTAAAGCCTAGCTTACCTAACTCTTTCTGGAAGTCCATCAACTCTTGTCGTCCAGGAATTGATTTAAACCAGTTAAAGCTTGGAGAACAGTTGTAGGCTAGCATTGCGCCTGGCACAGCGCTTCTTACGCCTTCTGCAAAGCGTCGTGCTTCCTTCAAGCAAGGCTTAGAAGTCTCACACCAAACAAGATCAGCATACTCAGCGTATGCTTGTCCTCGCTCAATGCCCATCTCTAAACCGCCTTTTATTGGCCAGAATCCTTCTTCTGTTCGATCTCCGTCCATCCACTTAAAGTCTCGGCTATCGTAATCACTGCTAAGGAGTCGGGCTGACTCTGCATCAGTCCGAGCAATAACAACAGTATCGGTACCAAGAACATCACTAGCAAGACGAGCGGCGTTAAGATTACGGAGAGCATCAGATAGAGGTATAAGAACTTTTCCTCCCAAGTGTCCGCATTTTTTAGCGGAAGCAAGCTGGTCTTCAAAATGGACCGCAGCCGCCCCTGCTTCGATAAGGTTTCTTGCGAGCTCATAACTGTTTAATACTCCTCCAAATCCTGCTTCTGCGTCTGCAACGATAGGTAAGTAGTCAAACCCGTTACGAGACTCCATCCACTCGATTTGATCCTGTCGTCTAAAGGCGTTATTGATATTGCGAACCACATCAGGAACACTATTGACAGGATATAGGGACTGGTCCGGATAAACCTCGCCAGAAGTATTTGCGGAGGCAGCAACTTGCCATCCTGAACAATATATTGCCCTGAGTCCTGCTTTAGCATGTTGTATAGCTTGTTGGCCATTGTATGCTCCAAAAGTTTGTACATAGTCCTCTGTCTCCAGAAGTCTACGGAATTTGTGTGCGCCAGCCGTGGCGATGTCGTGACTTACTCTAAAAGAACCTCGAAGATGGTCTACATCAGCTTGGCTGTAATCTCGTTTCTTATTCATAATTTCCTCTATCCATCTCTAGTGATACGCGAGTCGTATGAAGCGAGCTCCGGTATCCACCAATCGGGGACTGGTCTGTGACTCCAAGATGCGAAGGTAGCCTTGTCCAAGTGATAGTACATCCTGTAGCTACCAATAGGGTCATCATAGTCTTTGAGTTCATCCGGCATAGCAAGTCCAAACTCTGTAAAGCCGACTCTTTCCATATTCTTAGGGTCGGGTAGTTTGTTGATGACTTGCCAAAATGATTTGTGTTCTTTGCCGTAGCGATACCTATATTCCTCTGCTAGTGCGTGTGAATAGCACCAAGTCCACTCGTAGTTGTCGAGAGATGATCGTGTCCAAATTGTACTCGGGTGATTGTACATCATTCCGAGATAGGGTGTGAGTTTACGCTCTTCAGGCTGTAGCGGCTTTTCGTCTTTCTTGTACTCATTCAAGACTGCCGACTCTTCTTTGGTAAGAGCACGGGGTATGAAGCCTAGAAGGTGGTCTACCCAAACTGCTGTACATAGCAACTGGGCAGCTTCAAGGATCATTTTGTTGACGTGTTTGTCTACGTGCGCTTCGGCACATTTATCCAAATCTTCGTCTAAGTAAAATAGATTCACTATTCGCCTCGTAACTTGTTGAGAATGAACTGAGGATTAGTGAACATGTAAGGATCAGTTTTACAATTGTCCTCACGGCCTTCTTCGATAAACCAATCGGTAACCTTACCGTTGTCTACGACACAGGCATATCTCCATGAACGACGACCAAAACCCAGATTGTCTTTGTCTACGACCATATTCATAGCTTCCGTAAACTTAGCACTGCCGTCGGGTATTACTAGGATTTCTTTTAGATTATTATGTTTTGCCCACGCGTTCATTACGAAACTGTCATTGACAGAAACGCAGCAAATGAGGTCAATGCCTTCATCATAGAACTCTTGAGCCATAGCTTCAAAGTCTGGAAGCTGATAGGTTGAACAAGTGGGGGTAAAAGCACCGGGTAGAGAAAAGAATAACACTCGCTTGTTACCAAACAAGTCAAAAGTATTGATGTCTACCCAGAGGTATTCGTCAGTATCAGGATGACGCTGACGAGTATGAAAAGATACAGAGGGCACAAGCTCTGGTAGAGACCGCCAATAACCTGTCTCTTCGTAGCTGTGACGCTCTGCTTCGGTACAATGAATTGCCATTGGAAACTCCTATTATTCGATTAAGTGGGTATTATACTAAAGAATAGGTCGGATGTCAAGGACTTTTTTGTATTTTGTCTAAACGTCGTACAAAACACTTCCGGTAAACCGGTCTGTGATGTATACAGGAAGATATCCTTCGTCAGCAACTTTTTCTGCAAACCTAACCGCTACTTCTAGGTCTTCAAAAACAGTTTGTCGTTCTCGAGCCTTACCGAAGTATACTGCGTGATAAGATACTTGAAAAGGCTTCTCTAGGTCTATCATACGTTCTCCAATCGTGTCATTAGTCTTTCCGCTCTGTTACCTACTTGACGGTACCACAGACTATCCCTGCCTTCAACTGCTGCTTCTGCCCAGTTTCCGGTCTCAAGGTTAGCATTCATCTTTTTAAACTTACTAAGACGAGGACGCCCGAGATTAAACATCATATTTACTAAAATCTCTTGGACTTCTCCAGGAAATGCTTCCCAAACGTCATCGCCATAAAGAGCACAACATTCGCCTATAGCCACATCAAGGTCTGTGTTAAAGACTTCCAATACTCTACCTTTTGCGACGGGGGTTCCAACTGGCTTTCCGTGCTCTGGATCTGACTCACGCACGAGATGTCCAACTCCGAAAGTTGGGTACCCAAGATGGTCCAAATAAATTTCATCTACTACTCCTTCATCAATCTGTAGCTGTCTATAGACTTGTGCTCTATCCATTACTTATCCTTTTTAGGTTTTTCGTTTGACGCTCGTATAAATCGCCATTCGTTTCTGGTCTTGTCGTACTCATGAACTAAGTATGCTCCTCCGAGCCCTAGCATCAATCGTCCGCGAAGTTCTTCGGTGTTCCATGTATAACCTGTAACTACTACTTCTTCTAGGTTAGGTTTAAGGTGAGGGTCTTCTGGCTCCTCTGCCATAACTGGCATTGTAGCTATCAGTAAAAGTGCTACTATCTTTTTCAAGTGTGTCTCCGATGTCGTCTTTCGACGGGCTTTTTAGGTTATAACTGCCGAGTTAATTTCCCAACTTCTTAGTCGGTAAGGTAAATGTACTCAGGGAATAGGGTTATTCTTCTTCGTCTACTTCGAGAATGCCTTTGTCTACTAAAAACTCTACTGTAGCTTCAATTCCATCTTTACGGCCTAGATTCCAACTGCTAATCCCTGC